TGTTCTTCTCTACTGGCACAACACATTCTTCTCTCACCTTGTGGAGATATGTAAGTGTGTGACCACGGTGCCATACAGAAAGTCTTGTTCTCACTTTCTTCTGCACAACTGCCATCTTCATTCCAAATTGGTATTATCTTGTTACTCATTATTTGCCTAGTTCATCCGTTGCTGTGTTCCATCCACCAACTGCTTCATGTTCATCATCACCGCCGCCATATTCTTCTGTAGTAGCAGGATCGCCTGCTCTATCAGTTGATGTAAGAACAAAACGTTTTTGTCTAATATCATCTTCACTAGGCACATCTGCTTCTAGTGACTTAAACCATTCTGCTAATGGACCTGGAAAGGTAGACACAAAATCTTTATCTCTACGTATATCATATTGTGAAAAGAACGATTTGAAATCATTGTATAACTTTGGAGTTTCTGCTGTATTCTTGTGAGGTGTTTTTACAATATCTAAGTAGTCAACCAATCTACGAACACTCTCTTTCTCACCTTCAGTTAACATTTCTTGTGGGCGTTCACTCTTATACCATTTGTCTAATTCATCTTTATAATGAGTTTTAATTTCTTCTGGGAGTATTGCCGCACTTTGAAACGATGGGAATCGTAAAATGTTTAACGTCATTGTAGGCGCACGTTGTCCATATTCTTCTCGCATATCTAACATCTCATTCATAAACTCTGTAATAGAATTTAAGCATAGAGAATTAATTGTCATCATCATGTGTAATTTCTTTACGTTTGCTTCTTTTAATACACGATGAATATTACTCTTCCACTCATCATATTTTAATCCATCTCGAATATATTCTGCCTGCTGACTGATTGATTCCATACTTGTGTATATTTCAAAATTAGGAACATGCCAAGAGTTTTCAATAAGTTTATTAAGAACTTTAGGAGTTTCAGGACACATATTTGAGTTGATAGCAAATCTCATCTTATGACCTCTATCAGGATTCTGTCTAAACCAATCAAAGAGTTTCCAAGTTCCCTTGTGCATTATAGGTTCACCACCTGTAATTCTAATTTCTTCTAAGCAATCTGCTAAGTCACTTTCCCACCATTTATGAAATGCTTGAATAAACGGATTGTCATCTTGGTGTTTAGTTGCTGGCTCAGCCCATGGCGCCGTATCTTGGAAATGTCCTCGCCCATCAGACTGTATATTCTGATATCCACCATAGTCATTGATATCTTTAACCCATGCTGTACTAAACGCAGGATTACAATAAGAACATTTAAAGTTACATGCTCTATCGAATGATATTTCTAATGTACGCAGATTGACATTCTCTTCCCAAGGCATAACAACTGACTTTGCAATATCATCGTCTGTAAATATTTCAGTTTTGAATACTCTATCAGAGATATGATTTTTACCCATGTCTTCAACTTTCCAACAGTACTCACACTCAGCAGGTCTTTGACCTTCTTGCATAAGTTTACGCATCTTCTTCTTATGAATTGTATTATGAATTGCTGTAGGATTATCTTTCAGTTCTTCAAGAGGAATCCAATGTCCTGGAGGGTGATGGCAACTCGCAGTCTGTCCGTGACCCAACCAGATAGTCGCATTATACCACTTAGCGGCACAATACGATTCACTAATCGGATCGATTATTCGTTCTTTATATTGATGAAGTGTTTCACCTTCTAAATGTTTTCTACCCATGTACTTTCTCTATTTTAAATACTTTATCTGATGATGGATCACCTGCTCTTTCCATTATGTCTGATTTTTCTACTGTTAAAGTATCATACCAATCTACAATAATAGGATCAAATGTTGCCCTAAAATTTTTGCCACGTCTTTCATCATATTGTGTATAGAATGATTTGAAATCGTTGTGTCTCTTTTTTAAAACTTCTTCTGATGGTGGAGTTCGTATTGCTTTGTTCATAAACTCAATAATACGTCTAACGTGTACATCTTCAATATCACGCAAGTCGCCTTTTCTTAGGTCATACCATGCTTTTAATTTATCGTTATAATGTTCTATGATGTAGGTTGGCAATGTAGGAATACTCTGAAATTCAGGATATAATACTAAGTTCAATGATAACATAGGTGAACGTTCTACACCATAAATCTCACGGAGTGCTAACATATCGTCCATGAAATCTGTTACTGTACCTAAACACAGTGAGTTGATAGTCATCATTGCATAAAACTTTTGTACCTTAGGTTCATCTAATAATCTCTTAGCATTGTTTATCCAAACTTCATAATCCATTCCGTCACGTATATAATTTGATTGTTCTCCAGTTGATTCACAACTTGCGAACATCTCAAAACCAGGTACATACTGTACTACATCTAATAATCTTTGAAATGTTTTTTCTTTTTCTGGAACAAGATTTGAGTTAATGGCAAATCTCATACTCTTTCCACGTTCTGGATTATTTTTAAACCAATCAAATAATTTCCATACACTAGGGTGCATAATGGGTTCACCGCCAGTTACTCGAATACCTTCAAGTGTATCTGCTAGTCCACCTTCTTCTTCCCACCATTCCCAAAATGCTTGAATGTATGGATTTTCTTCATCTGTCTTTGCTACACTGGCTGCCCAATCGGCAGTATCAATAAAGTGCCCTCGACCATCTGATTGAATATTCTTATATGGTCCATTATCTTTAATGTCTTTAACCCATGTAGTGCTGAATGCAGGATTACAGTATGAACATGCAAAGTTACATGCTCTATCAAACGACACTTCAAGTGTTCGTAAGAATGTATTGTCGTCCCATTTTGCTAAAGGTATGGCATCTAAATCTGTTTCTTCAAACATTAACGTTTTGAATACTCGTTCAGATATTCTATCTGGTCCCTCGTCTTCTACATTCCAACATTGAAAACATTCTGATGGTCTGTCTCCTTCAAGCATCATCTTACGCATCTTCTTTTTATGAATCGTATTATGAATCGCTGAGGGATTACCTATTAATTCTTCTAATGGAATATCATGCATTGGTGGCTGATGACAACTAGTAGTCTGTCCATGTCCTAGCCAGATAGTTGCGTTATGCCATTTCGCACCACAAAATGAGTCACTTTTAGTGTCAATAACCCTTGCCTTATATTCGTGAAATGTTTCAGAATCACTCTTTTTCATGTGCGACATATTGTTCCTCGTATTCTTCTTTTGCTTCATTCCAAAAATCTGTCATCTCTGGAAACGTGGCTAAGAAATTTAAGTTTCTACGTTTATCATATTGTGTAAAATATTCATAGAATTTTATTAATTTATCACTTAGGTCTTCTGAAGACATCTTCTCGCCTTCTTTAGCCCATGCTAAATCTCTTTCTAGTTTTAATATTTCGTAATTCTTAAAGCCCGTGTACTTGCGACCATATAAATCATTTTCTAAAACATTCTTTTTCATAAAGTCAATGTTCTCTTGTATTGTATCTAGCATATCTTCATCTGCTAATTGTATTGTCATCCAATCTGGATATCTTAGATACGGTGTATCGAACCAAATTCTTTGTCTTTTCTTTCGTACAAAAGGAGGATGTTTAAATCCTTTTCTATCTGGTGGTTGAATAACTGTATCTTCTTGATTCTCATAACCAAACTCTTCACGCAAATCTAAAATCATTTGCAAGAAGCCACGTAGATTAGGAATACTTAATAAGTTAAATGTATTGATGAATGATATCTCAGTACCGTCTGTTTCTTTCAGTACACGTCTACAATTCTCATACAGTTTATTAAAGTCTAAACCATCACGTAAATATTCTGATTGTTCGCCCACACTGTCTACACTCACATACAAACTAAAATGTTTACATGCTGGTGCAACATACCAATAGTTGTCACTTTCTGGATTAAACTTATCAGTGTCTTCCCATACACGAATCTTTTCAATTGCTTTCAACTTGTCTATAAACTTATCAAACAACGCATCTTGTGGCGGACACATATTTGAAGTTATACTTAAATCTAATGTTGCGTTTGGATTTTCATTTACATAATCTAATACTTTGAATGTGTTGTTGTCCATTAGTGGCTCACCACCAGTCATACGAAAAACTTTTAAATCTTGATACATTTTAGGAAACCATTCCCAGAATGCAGTAATATATGGATTGTCTTTACGTGCAACTTCTAGTGGCATCCATCCCTTTCGGCGCAAATAATCTATATCATTATGACCTGTTCCATTTGAGAATTTAAATCCGCCGTGTTCTTTAACGTCATCTTCCCATGTAGTTGATAAGTGTGGTGAACAATACGAACACTTAAAGTTACATGCTTGATTGAAGTTCACTTCAACATATCGTGGAGTAATGTCATGGTCCCATGGATTATTAACTACTTCATCCCACGCTTCTTTGACCCACCATTCACTTGAACGATAGTGTCTATCACTTAGTCTGCCACCTTCTGGTGGATTTGGTGCATCTTCTACGTTCCAACAATACTGGCATCCTTCAGGACGAATACCTTCTTTCATTTGTTTTCGTTCTTCTAGTTTGAACTTTGTATTATGTAAAGCATTTACATTTGCTTTCAATTCGTGTAACGGAATAGGATGTGTTGGTGGATGATAACAACTGTGAGTTCGTCCTTGTGGCAAGTGTAAACTTACTTGAAGCCATTTTGCCATACACATAGACGGAGACAATTCATTCAGATTGCCTCTGGTTACAACGGCATCATCATCGTAATTTGACATTATCTATCCCAGCCAGTTTGTTTCTCTGTTGCTAATGGATTATTAACTCTTGTCGGATTGTTATAAACTCTCTTAAAAAATGCTGAATTAGCCGAAGTAGGGTCTGTTATTTCCATTCCCATTTTCTCATTTAGAATATCGCCAACTCGTAAAGCCTCGTCATACAATTTATCATAGTTCCATTCTACTCCTGTTCTGGAACACTTCTCTTTACCACCCTTACATACAGGCAAAACATCTTCTTCAAAGTAAGACTTAAACCAATCAAACGATGAAATGTTTTCTAATTTATATTTCTCATTAAAATTGAGGTCATAACATCCTAATCTTGCACCAAAGCAAGCCCAAATGCCATTCTCTACGTCAGCACCAATATTGCACCATGTTAATAGTCTTTCATAGTTTTTAGGCCAAATTCTTTTTTGAAAATCTTCTACAGGAACTCTTGCGCCTTCATCTAAAGACATTTTAACACCTTCACGATATCCTGCACG